GGCGAGTAGGCGACCTCGGCCGGAGAGAGCGCCGTCGCGCCGGCGCTCGAGCGCGAGTTGATCGCCTGGACGAGAACCTTGCCGTCCGGCCGATCGGCGACCGCGCTCTCGACCGTTTCGGCGAGCTCGTCGAGGTAGGCGCCGAGCGTCGTCGGCTCGATCGGCCGCGCGAGGAGCGTCGGGTCGAAGGCGCCGGCGACGAGCTCGAGCTGAGCCGCGAGGCCGGCCTCGGTGAAGGCGCGGGTCACTCGAGCGCTCCATGCCTCCTCGGGATAGGCGACGGTGCCGATCGCGTAGCCGCCGAGCGTGCGGAGCCGGCCGACCGCGATCACGGTGAGCGAGTCGCCGACGAGGTCGCCGTCCGTGAGCCGGCCGGTGAACCGCGGCGCGATCGTCGCGCCATCGGTCGCGTTGATGACGAGCACGACGCCGAGCCGGAGCGGCCGGGTGAGCGAGCGGGGGACGCCGAGGAGCGTCACTTGTGCCGTCGACGGCGAGGCCGAGTCGAAGTAGCCGGCGCGGCCGTGGCGGATCGTGACGTCGGCGAGCACGCCGTTGAGGTTGACGGCGACGCCGTCGAGCGTGATCGAGGTCAGAGCGAGAGCTCCGGCCGGGAGCGCCAGGAGCTCGAGCTCGCTCATCGGCCGAGGCGCCGCTCCGAGTCGCCGAGGATGCGCTTGATCGCGCGCGCCGTGCCTTCGGGATCGACGGCGCCCTGGATGATAAACGTGTGACCGCCGGAGCTCCTCGAGCTCGCGCCGGCGGCGAAGGTGCCGGCGCCGGCGAGGCCGGCCGTCGCGGCGAATGGCCCTGGGAGGTCGATGTGCGGGACGTGGATGCGGCCGAGCGCGCCGATGAGCCGCTCGACGGCGCCGATGACGGCCTCGATCGCGCCGGCGATGTTGCGGACGCTCGAGGCGATCGCGTCGAAAACGGCCGAGGCGACGGCCTTGAGGGTGTTGAAGTTGTCGACGATGAGGAGGATCGCGGCGCCGATCGGACCGAAGGCGAAGAGCGCGACCTTCCAGTGGTCGACGATCCAGTTGAAGGCGACGGTCGCGACGGCGACGAGCGTCTTGAAGGCGGAGACGAGCGGCTGGACGCTCTCGACGACCGCGGCGAAGGCGGCGTCGACGATGCGCCGGAAGGTGTCGCTCTTCGTGTAGGCGATGACGAGGCCGGCGGCGAGCGCGGCGATCGCCAGGACGACGAGCCCGATCGGGTTCGCGTCGAGCGCGGCGTTGAGGAGCCACTGAGCCGCCGTCCAGACCTTCGTCGCCGCGCTCACGATCGTCTGGAAGGCGGCGTAGGCCTTCATGGCGGCGTTCGCGACGAGGATGCCGGCGGCGAGGATCGCGATCACGGCGACGAGCGCCTTGATCGTGCCGGTGTGCTCGGCGGCGAGGTCGCCGAACCTCGAGAGGATCGGGATGATCGCGGCGATGATCGGGAGGAGCGCGGCGCCGAGCGTCTCCTGTAGCTCGCTCATCTGCAAGCTGAGAATCTTCATCTTGCCGGCCGCGGTGTCGGCGCTCTCGGCCATCGCGCCGCCGGTCTTGTCGCCGAGCTCGGCCATGATGACGCCGAAGTCCTTCGAGCTCTTCGCGGCCTCCGAGAGGCCGGGGACGAGCTTCGAGAGCGCGGCCGTCTGGCCGGTGTAGCCCTTCGCGATCGCGGTCGAGACGGTGCCGAGGTCCTTGCCGGTCGCCGCAGAAATGTCCATCGCGGCGGTGAGGTAGCCCTGCGCCGAGGCGACGTCGCCGGTCGCCGCGGCGATCTTCTCGAGCGCCGGCCGGAGCTCGTCGTCGGCGACGCCGGTCGCGCGCGACTGCGCGCTGATCCAGTCCTCGACCGCGGCGATCTGCTCGGAGGTCGCGCCGGTCGAGCGCTCGAGCGCGCCGGCGAGATGCTCTTGAGCGGCGGCGTCCTCCATCGCGGCCTTCGCGGCGCCGACCGCGGCGAAGCCGAGCGCGCCGAGCGCGGCCGCGGCCGGGAGCGCGGCCTTCTTGAGGCCGGCGCCCATCTTCTCCGAGGTCGTCATCGTCGAGCCGAGGCTCTTGTTGACGCTCGAGAGCTCCGAGAGCGCCTGGCCGGCCTCGGCGCCGATCTTGATGAGGATGTTGCCGGGCCCGGCCACTAGATGAGCCCGTAGCGCTTCTCGATGTCGACGACGGCGCGGAGGTAGATCGGGACGGCCTCGTTGTCGGCGAAGGCCTTCACGGTCGGCGCGATCCAGTAGCCGCCGCTCGCCGGCACGCCCCAATGGTTGACCGAGCCCTTCGGCCCTTGCTCCGAGCCCCACACAAGAGAGCCGGCCGGCGCCCCACGCCGGCCGACCCTCGTCGCGCCGCCGATCGAGACGACCGGGATGCGGTCGCTCTTCGCTCGGATCGATCGAGCGACCCTCGGCGCGACCGGCACGCCGCTCGAGCTCGCGGCGACCTTGAGCTCGACCGCGAGCGCGCGCGCGCACGTCTGGCCGGCCTGGCGGAGCTCGCCGTTCGCCTCGCGGCGGAGCTCGAGCTCGAGCCCCTGGAAGGCCTTGAGCGTCTCGAGGAGCCCGTCGATTTCGAGGCTGACGCCGCCCTTAGCGGCCACGGCGACGACCTCGAGAGCCGAGCACGTCGACGAGCGTCGCGAGCTCGGCGTCGTCGAGCTCGCGGAGCTCCGAGAGCGTCCAGCCGGTCGCGACGGCGAGCTCGATCATGCTGCGTCCGTAGCTACCGCGAGCGTAGGAGGGACGCCCTCGCTCTCCATGTCGACGCCGTCGACGGTCTTGAGCCAGACGTCGAGCCCCTCTTCGATGCCGAGCGCGGCGTGCGCGACGACGGCCGAAGCGGTGACGGGGTTCGCGGCGATGCCGCCCTCGATCGCGTGCCGGCGCGCGTAGGCCTCCCAGGCGACGAGGATCGCCGAGCCGCGCTCGAAGTGATCCTCGCGGCCGTCGAGATAGGTGACCGTGCCCTTGAGCCGGATCACCCGCGGACCTCCTTCGCCTTCGCGCTCGAGCGGACGCCGGTCGCGCCGTCGACGCGGGTCGGCTGTCCGACGACGGGGAGCTCGACCGAGGTCACGACCTGCACGGCGACGTCGCCGCCGACCTCCATCGGGACGACCTGGATCGTGCCGGAGTAGACGACGCCTTCGGCCGTGATCGGCGTCCAGACGAAGGGAACCTCGGAGAGCGCGTTGTCCATGAGGTAGTTGACGAGGCCGGCCGGATCGGTGAAGTCCTGAATCGCGTCGATGTTGAGCGCCCACGCGATCGTTGTGTTCGGCGCCGGCTCGGGAACGGCGAGCGTCGGCGTGCCGTCCTCGCTCGAGACGTCAGGCGTCAGGCGGACGGCCGAGGCCTGGTAGCTGAAATCGTTCGCCTCGAGCGTGAGCGTTCCCGGCCCTTGACGTGAATCGGTGAGCGGCATCGGTCAGACCTCCTGGGTTTCGGTGACGGTGACGGTGACGGTGAGCTCGACCGCCGGGAGCGGCTCGGCGTTGACGCTCGAGCGCCAGGAGCTCGCCCGGTAGGCGTCGGTCGCGAGCGCGTAGGCGACGTCGTCGGCGAGCGCGTAGACACGGTCGACGGCGAGCGGAGTGTTGAGAGGGTCGCCGGAGACGACGAGCACGCGGATCGTGAACGTGCGCGCGGCGAGGCCTCGAGAGACGAGCGTCGGGAGGCCGACGAGCACGCCGACCGGCTGAGGGAAGAACGCGCCGGCGTCGCGGGTCGCCGAGACGCCGGCCTCCTCGAGGCGAGCGACGAGCTCCTCGATCGCGCGCGTCGCGGCGTTGAGTGTCGCCGGCGTGCTCATACGACGGTCGGGAGCTTCCAGCGGAGTTGCCGCATGATTTCGGCGCGGTTGGCGCCGAGCGAGTCGAAGAGCACGTCCTCGGAGCCGTAGCCGGTGAAGCCGCTCGGAGCGTTGCGCGACTGATAGGTGAGGCCGGCCGCGCGGATCGCGCCGAGGCGAATGTCCGCCGGCGGCGTGTAGACCGGCGGCGTCGCCGAGTCGAAGTAGGAGGGATGGCGCCGCTCGACCGCGGCCTTCCATGCCGCGGTCGAGAGCGCGAGGTTGTCGTCGCCGGCCACGCTCGAGGCGGGGAGGTCGAGGTAGCCGGCGACGTCGTCCGGGGTGAGCCAGTCCGGCATCTAGCTCGAGGCCTTCGCCTTCGCCCTTGCCGTGGCGACGACGGCGCCCGGTGCGAGCTTGACGACCTCGGCGGCGTAGTCGACGTCGAAGAGCCCCTCGCCGACGACCGCGAGCTCGACGTTGAGCGCGCCGATCGCGTTCGCGGTCAGGCGAACCGGCTCGGTGATCCGCACGTCGAGAGCGCGCTTGCTCGCGAGGTACTGATCGCCGGCGGTGAGGTTGCCGGAGGCGATGATCGGGAGGCCGGCGAACGAGGAGCGGAGCCCGCCATCGGTCGAGACGCCGCCGGAGGCGGTCGGCGCCTGGAGCGCGCCGGTGTCGGCGAGGTCGCCCCACACGTCGGGAGCGACGAGGATCACGCTCGGCGCCTTGTCGTTGACGTCGAAGAACGTCGCGATGCCGGCGCCGAGCGTCGAATCGGTGCCGGCCGCGGTGAGCGAGAGGAGGCCGGCGATCTTGATCTCGACGTCGAGGTGGAAGTCCTCGACGGCCTCGGCGTAGATCGCGTCGATCACGTCCGGGCTCGAGCGTTGCACGACGACGTAGGGGATCGCGCCGGCCCAGTCCCAGCGCTCGACGTTCGCGGCGTCCGAGCCGATCGTGACCTTGTTCGAGGTCGCGTCGGCGTCGACCGATGCGGCCCACGCGCCATCGGGTCGCGTCGTCCAGCGCGGCTTGTTCACGGCGAGGCCGACGCCGGGGAGCGGCTTGCCTCGGAACGTCTCGAAGAGCGGCCGCGGCTGATCCTTGCCGCCGAGCACGGTGCGCTCATAGCTCGGAGGGAGCACGCCGGAGAGGTCGGTCGAGATGCTCTCGACGAGCGCGGCCTCGAGGTAGCGGAGCGCGTCGCGCTCGCCGTGCTGCGCGCGAACGATGAGGCCGACGAGCTCGCCGGCGCAGAGCTCGCGATCGGGACGGTCGGCGCCGGCGAGAATGACAGGCGCCGCGAGTGTTGCTTCGGTCATCGGTGTTCCCTCCTCGGGAGTGTCGCCGGCGGCGCCGGCATCGTCGTCGGGCTCGAGGTCGAGCTCGGCTTGGTCGGGGTGCTCGTCGTGCTCGTCGTCGAGCGGTCGGCCGCACGTCTCGCACGTCTTGACGACGACCTCGGCCTCCTCGTCGTCGGCCTCGGCGGCGACGCGGCTCACGGTCGCGCCGGCGAAGGCGCCGAGCGCCAGGAGGCTGACCTCATGGATGCGCGCCTTCAAGACGTCGATCACGCCATCGGCGGCGACGTCCGAGTCGACGACCTCGGCGCCGACCGAGAGCGAGCCTCGAGATCCGCTCGCGGCCTGGACGAGCGCGGTGTCGCCGTCCTGCGTGCCGTCGATCGTGAACCGAGCGAGCGCCATCTCCGGCCCGTCGACGAGCTCGGCGAGCACGCCGACCGGCCGGCCGCGATCGTGGTCGACGAGGAGAGGCGTGCGCGGCCGCGCGAGCTCGAGCGAGCCGGCGGCGAACCGGTAGCGCTTGCCGTTGATCGTGCCGACCTCGCCGTAAGGAACGGCGACGCCCTCGATCGTGCGAGCGTTGAGGTCGGCGGCGACGAGGTCGAGCTCGAAGCGAAGCATCTAAGTCCTCCCAGGAGTGAGGTCGGCGGGGGATGCCGCGGGGATGCCGAGGAGCGAGCGCGCCTCGTCGCGGCTGATGAGGCCGGCCTCGAAGAGCGCGATCGCGTACTCGGAGGCCGCGGTCGGATCGGAGCGAAGGAACGTCTGCACGTCGAAGGCGATCGCCTGGCCGCGCGGGATCGCATCCGAGAGCGTCGCCTCGATCGTCGCGAGATGCGGCGAGACGGCGTCGACGAGGAGGAGCGAAAGCTGCTGCGAGAGGTTCGCGTAGAGGAGCGCGCTCGCGTTGCCGGACGGCGACGCGCCGATCATCGCGACCGGCACGTTGAAGAGCCGCGCGACGTCGGTCGCGACGTTCGCTCGAGCCTCGACGAGTTGGAGCTCGGCCGGGTCGAGCGCTTGCTTCTCATACTTGACGCCCTCGAGCCAGGCGAGCCCGTACTTGCGCCGGCGCTCGGCGAACGAGGCGAGGTAGGCCTCGGCCTCGTCGTCGGAGAGCGAGACGCCGCTCTCGTTCGTGAGCGTGCCGGCCGGGAGCTCGACGCCGGCGAAGCGGCGCGCCGCGAGCTCGAGCTCGACCGCCGCGGCGAGCGTGCGCGCGCCGGTGTCGAGCACGCCGGGGATCGGCGAGTCGAAGCGGATCACGTCGGCGACCGGGAGCACGTCGGCGATGCCGGCGATCCGGTAGCCCGTCAGGACCGAGTAGGCGCCGCCGGAGCTCCTCACTTCCGGGGTGACGTCGTCGACCGGCGTCCAGCGAGCTCGACGAGGGAACCCCTCGGAGTCGCGCTCGAGCACGCGCCAGTAGGCGCGGCCGCGGAAGAGCAAGTCGTCGACGGTGCCGCCGATCGTCGCCGGCATCGTCGTCGACGGGTCAGGCTTGGAGACGAGGTAGTCCGGCTCGAGCCGCTCGCCGCCACGGAACCGGAAGAGGTCGAGCTGTACGACCGTCCCGACGACGAGATTGCGACAGGCGGCGACGGCCGGGATCGAGAGCGCGGCGTCGCGGCCGACGCCCTCGGCGAGCCAGGCGACCTCGGCGACCTCGAGCGCCGTGCCGGAGCGGACGACCGGGACGCGCGCGCCTAGCTGCCGAGCTCGAGGCGCGTCGGGGACGACGTCGGCCGCGGCCCGTAGTCCGAATCGCTCGAGAGCTCGCACGCCCTCGAGGATGCGCCTCGAGCTCGCCGGCGACCATCGCTCGAACGGCTACAACGACCGAGGAGCCCCTCGGAGCTCCTCGGCCGGCCGTCAGACTCGACCTCGTTCGCCGGAGTGTGTGTGAATACGACCGCCGGCTCGAGGCCGAGCCTCCGAGGGTACTCCGGTTAGCCGCCGAGCACAACGCGCGGCTTGCTCTTCTGCTCCGGCCGGAGCTCGGCGCCGATCGCCCACACGGCCGCGCGCGCGAGGTAGATCGGCCCTGGCGATCGCCGAGCCGAGAGCGTCGTGCCGGAGTCGGGGATCGTGACCGGCGTCGCGGTGAGCATCTGCCGAGTGAGCTCGTCGTCCTCGTCGTGAGCGAGCCGGCCCTCGACGATCGCGGCGAGCGTCGGCCCGTAGCCGGCGCGCTGCTCGGCCGTGCCGACCTTCGTGCGCGTGAAGCCGGGGAGGCGCGCGACGTGCTGCTCGAACGAGGCCGGGTAGAGGAGCTCGGCGCCGCGGCGCGACCTGGCGAGCTCCTCGAGCTCGGTCCAGAGCGCGCGCCGAGTCGGGAACGAGCGACCGCGGAGGAGCACGCGATCGTCGGCCAGGCGGACGGCGACGACGTAGCCACACTGGCCGGGAGCGCCGGCCTCGTCGTTGATCGCGACCGTCCCAGGCGGCGAGCTCGGGAGCTCGAGCGCGGCGTCGCCGGCCGCGGCCCACTGAGCCGGCGCGACCCACGACCGCGCGGCGAGTACCCACTGATTGAGGTACTGCCGGCGCCAGTCCGACTCGGAGCTCGTCTCGAAGGCGTGCTCGAGCGCCTCGAGCCGTTGCGGCGTCCAATGCGGCGAGGCCTGGCGCCAGGCGTCGCGGTCGTCCGGGTAGGCCTCCGGCGGCGCCGACCATTCGAGGAGGAGGATGCGCGCCGAGTCGGCGTCGACGAGTTGCGCGATCGCGGCGTCGCGATCCTCGAGGAGGAGCGTCGAGCCGCCGTCGCCGGCCGTCGAGACGAGGATGAGTTGCGGCGACGCGCGCTCGAGCATCGTCGGCGCGATCGAGCCGTCGACGACCTCGCGGCCGACGCGCCAGGCCTCGTCGACGAAGGCGAGCGAGACGCTCGAGCCGACGCCGCCGTCGAGCGTCGACGCCGCGAGCCGCCAGGCCGAACCGTCGCCGAGCTCGATCGCCTCCTGGCCGTTCGAGCGGCGAACGATCGCGCCGAGCTCGGCCTCGAGCGTGCGCGCCGCCGGCGTCCAGATTCGTTGAGCGGTCGAGCGAAGGTTGGCGACGTGGAGAACCTCTTGCGGCTCGCCGAAGAGGTCGGCGGCGCCGACGCGCCAGCCGCAGAGCCCTCGCGAGAGGATGCTCTTGCCGCTCTGCCGGCTCACGGTGAGGATCACGCGCCGCCATCGGAGCGAGCCGTCGGCGCGGTGCTCGAGGATGCGCTCGAGCGCGTAGCGCTGCCAGGGTCGGAGCTCGTCGCGGAGGTAGCGACCGATCCAGCCGGCGGCCTCGGCGCCGTAGGAGCCGACGACGTCCGAGGGTCGCGGCGTTTCCAGACGAGGCGCGACGAGCTCGACCGAATCCGCCGATCCTGGCCGGCCTCCGGGGGAGATAGAGGTTGGCGACTGGCGCCGGGTCGCCTCGACGCTAGAAAATCGCGGCGACGACTGAGGTCGAGCGATCGCGGCGAGCTCGAGGTCGTCGAGGAGCGACGGGTGCGCGAGCTCCTCGCCGCGGCGACGCTTGACGGGAACGTAGGCGACGTCGCGCGGCTCGGCCGCGGGACGGAGCTCGACCGCCGGCGCGACGCGACCGCGAGGAGCGCGCCGCTCGAGCGCGCGCGTGCGGTTGCCTCGCCTCGCGTTGCATCCGTAGTGGACGAGCCGGAGCTCCTCGATCGGCGGGAGCTCCTCGCCGCCGGCGTGTACCGGCACGACGTGGTCGACGCTCGCGCTCGAGCTCGAGCGCGCCGGCGCGGTGAAGTCGATCGGCTGACCGCAGAGCTCACAGAGGTCGTCGGCCCTGGCTCGGAGCTCGGGCATGAGCCGCGCGATGTGTGCGCGCCAGGCGCGACCGTGAGCTCGAGCGGCGACCGCCATGCCTTGACGATAGACGGCCGATCGGTTCACACTGACGCCGTCAGTCCTAGCCCCACTAGGAGGAGGTCGTCAGGATGCAACGCACGATCTACGTGTGCGATCGCTGCGAGAACGAGACGCCGAAGGCCGAGCTCTACTCGGTCACGGTGAAGCCGCCACGCGGGAAGCAACGCAACGCGCTCGAGCTCTGCTCGACGTGCGTGCTCGAGCTCACGCGGCCGGCGCTCGAGCTCGCGAAGGCGTAGCTCGCCGAGGCCGGACGAAGAGCGGCCGGGAGGAGGAGGCAAGAGGCGCCTCCTCCCGGCTCTAGAGCGCGCCCGGTCCCCCGACGAGTGGAATCGCGACGAGTGTCGCCGCGATCGCGAGCCTCGCGCGCCCCCACTGTCTTGGCCGTGGTCGCCCTGCGTGTCTTGCGCTTCACGCTGCCGCCCTCGCGTGAAGTCGACGCAACGCTGACCTCGGCGCCGGCGAGTGTCGCCGGCGTTGCTATCGAAGCGTCAGGGATTGAGCGCGCGCTCGACGAGCTCGCCGTCGACGTCGAAGCGCTCGCGCCAGAACCAGCCGGCCGTGAGCATGGCGGTCGCGCCGCCGTTGCGCTCGATCGAGAAGGCCATCATCCGTAGCAGCGTCTCGCCGATCGGCGACCGCTCGCGACTCCATGCGTACTCGAGCGCCGAGAGCGTCGGCGGCTCTTCGGTCGGGAGCTCCTCGCGCGCCGAGCTCGAGCTCGAGCGCCGGCGCGGGTCGGCGCCGGTGCGCCAGGACGCGATCGCGAACGAGGCTGGATTCTTGACGTTCGGCTCGTCGATCGCGTACTCGAGCACGGCGATCGCGCGCTCGGGATCGGCGAGCATCTCGGCGCGGAGGCGATCGCTGAGGATCGCGAGCTCGTCGACGAGGTCCAGGACTCGAGCCTTGAGACGAAGCCGCTCGAGCTCCTCGTCGTGGCTCACGTCGCCCAGGTGTCGATCATCGAGACGACGAGCCAGCCGGCGAGCGCGGCGATGCCGATGAGCGCGAGCACGGCCGCGAGCGCTCGAGGCGTCGAGACGACGGCGAGCACGGTGCGCGCGAGCTCGGTCACAGCCGGCCGGCCCGGATCGTGAGCGCGACGGCCGCGGTGACGTTCGTCACGCCGAGGCGCGCGCACGCGCTCGCCCGGATCGTCTTGACGGTGTGCACGCTGATGTAGAGCTCGTCGCCGGTCTGCTCGGCCGTCCGGCCTCGAGCGGCCGCGCGTAGGACGTCGATCATGCGAGGAGTGAGCGAGCCGACGCCGCCCTCGCCGCAGTAGCCGCGATCGCTCACGTCCGCGGCCTCCAGGCCTCGAGGAGCTCGTTGACGGCCTCGCCGATCCGCTTGCCCTCGCCGCGCGCCGCGGCGCGGAGAGCGCCTCGGAGCGCGTCACACTTCACGCGATCGCGACAGAGGAAGCCGCCGGCCGACGAGCGCCGGAGCTCGCCCGTCTGGACGACCCTGCAACAGCGCTTGCACATCGGCACGCCTAGCGCCCCCATCCGAAGATGAGCGCGAGCGCGAGCTCGACCGCGATCACGACGAGCGCCAGGCGCGGGAGGTCGATCACGAAGCCTCCCTCGCGATGACCGAGAGCGAGAACGCGATCGAGAGCTTGAGCCAGAGCTCGAGCTCCTCGGTCGCTCGGCCGTGATTGAGCTCGACCTCGACATAGTCGGCGATTTCGCCGGCGCGCCTCGCGCGCCAGGCCGAGGCGGTGAAGTAGCGCGCCTCATAGCTCTCCGAGCTCGCCTCGCTCATACGCTCGCCCTCGCCGCGAGTTGGTCGCCGATCGTCGGCGCGCCGTGCGTGTAGTTCGTGTGATGCTTGAGTTGCTCGCCGGCCTTCCAGCCGGGGTAGCGCTCGACGTTGACGCCGACGTGGACGTGCGGCCCTCCTCCCTGGCTCGTCGCGACCGTGACGCCGAGCTTGGCGCCCTTCGCGAACGAGCGGCCGGCCGCGGGAGACGAGACGAGATGGCCGAACCAGTAGCGGAGGCCGGAGTCGCCATCGGCGTAGCAAGCGTCGCCGGGGTTGCTCGACGAGTCGCGCGTGATGACGAGAGCCTCGGGAGCGAGGATCGCGACGCCGGCGCCGAAGGCGTCGTCGAAGGCGGGATAGAGCGGGATACCGCTCGTCGCGTGCGTGCAGTCGTGCTGTAGGAGCGGCTGACCGCCGGCGAACATCGGACCGAGCGAGGGGAGCGTCGGCGCCGGCGGCGCCTTGTGCGACTGCTCGAGGAGGTCGACGGCGATCGCGTCGAAGAGCGGCTCGCCGGCATTCGAGAGGCCGGCCGGGATGCGCGCGTAGCGCATCGTCTGATACGTGGCGTCGCCGAGTTGGCCGGTCGGCTCGATCTTCGACTGACGCTGGAAGCCGGCGACGCCGCTCTCGCCGACGTTGCCGCTCTTCCCGCAAGCGAACGCGCGCGAGTACGTGTCATCGAACGAGCTCGCCGGCCCTTGCCAGCGACCGCCGCGCCAGAGCGCGCGCTTGATCGCGACGACGTCCGGCCCGTCCGAGCTCGCCGGCCGGCCGCTCGGGTTGCCGGGGAAGTAGAGAGCGCGCGCGAGCTTGCTCGGTCCGACCGGCGAGCCGCCCGGATAGGCGACCTCCCACCAGGAGCTCACGCGCCGGCCTTCTCGAGGAGACGCTCGACCGCGCGAACCTGTTCGCGATCGCCGCGGCACGCCGGGATGAGGCGCCGGCGGCGAAGCCGACGAGGCCAGTACCCCCTACAAGTCTTGTGTACTGCTGCTAGTCTCCGGGTGTACATATGACCTTCTGAGAGAGGAGCAAGAACGATGACAACGAAGCAAGCTACTCCCATCGCCGGACGTAGGCAAGCCGTCGGGTACGTGCGCGTGAGTGACGTCGGCGGTCGCGACGGCGAGAGCTTCATCTCGCCGGCGACGCAACGCGCGACGATCGAGGCGACGGCCGCGGCGAAGGGTTACCGGATCGTCGAATGGTTCGAGGATCTCGACGAGGTCGGCTCGAACCTCGAGAGGCCGGAGCTCGAGCGCGCCTTCGCGACGATCGAGGCCGGCGGCGCGAGCGCGATGATCGTCTGGAAGCAGAACCGATTCTCGCGCGGCACGCTGGACACCTTGAAGGCGATCGCGCGTCTCGCCGCGGTCGATGCGAAGCTGATCGCCGGCGACCTCCCGGACGTCGACGACCAGACCGGCATGGGGAAGATGTTGCGGGTGTTCATGGCGGCTCAGGCCGAGCTCGAGCTCGACGGGATTCGCGAGGGTTGGCTCGAGGCGCGATCGAGCGCGACCGCGCGCGGCGTCGCGATCAAGAGCCGCGCGCCGTTCGGCTACCGCTTCGACGACGATCATCGGCTCGAGGTCGTCGCCGGCGACGCTGCCGTCGTCGTCGAGCTCTTCGAGCGGCGCCTCGCCGGTGCCGGCCTCGGCGAGCTCGTCCGATGGTTCGAGGATGCGACCGGGCTCGCGCGGAGCCGGACGACGATCAAGTCGATGCTCGCGAATGACACCTATGCCGGCGTGCTCCGGCATGGCGCCTTCGAGAACGTCGGCGGCGCGCCGGCGATCGTCGGCGAGGAGCTCTTCGCCGGCGTCCAGGCGTTCCAGGCGGCGACGACCGAGGCGCACGTCCTCGGCCGGCGCGTGAATCACGGGAAGGCGAAGAGCCTCCTCGCCGGGATCGCGCGCTGCGCGCATTGTGGCCGGTCGCTCGCGTGCGTGCCGAACGGGAAGGCCCGGACGATGACCTACCGGTGCCCGTCCGAGCGGAGCCGGTGCCCGGAGCGCGGCTCGATCCTCGCGGCCGACCTCGACGCGCTCGTCGAGGCGCGCGTCCTCGCGTGGGCAGGTCCGACGCTCGACGTCGTCGACGAGCTCGAGCTCGAG